CAGCGACGCGACCGTTAGAGCGGCCGCCGCTTCCGAGTTTGCGCCACTACTACAAGAGGGCAATAGCTATCTTGACTATTTGGAACGTCAACGCACCGAGATTGAGGCCAAAGCCCAAAAGACCGCCGCCGACCTCAAGAACCTAAGCACCCTAAACAACGAGATAGCCAACACCACACGCGAATCGGTTATTTCGGCTTTCGACACGCAGCTACAAGAGGAGTTAGCTAAGTGTAAGACAATTTCCGAAATGCTTGCACTTATTGAGCAGAAGCGCGGCGAACTTGCCGGGGATAATTCCGACGTGGATAACGCAAAGGCGGAACTTCTTAGCACAGCTGAATCCGACACAAGGGAACAGGCAAAAGCAGAAACCAAGGCCGCATTACGGGAATACGCCGCTTATTTGTCGGAGAAATTAGCTTTTGAAGAAAGTTACGCCCGGAAGAAAGAACTATTAAGCAAGGCGGCCGCAGAAGCCGCCACCGACGCGGAACGCCGGGTAGCCGAAGCCGCATTAGCCGGACTTGAAGCCAAGCGACAGGAATACGACCACAGCAGCGGAAACGAGCAATACGACGCGCTTTTACAAGAATATCAAACTTTCCAAGAACAAGAAACGGCGATACTGAAGAAATACGCCGAGCAACGCGCATTAGCCGAGCAACAGGGCAACGTGTCAATGATAGCCCGAATAAACGCCAAGCAGCAGACCGAACTAAGCAAGTTGGCCGCACAGCGTCTTATGGCTTCCGAAAGTTGGGGGCAGTTGTTCAGCGATATTTCCCGGCTGTCTACGACGACTATTAACAAGTTGCTGAACGACATCAACAGCCGTAAAGTAAACTTTTCGGCACAATTCAACCCGGCAGACCTTAAAGCCATTAACGACCAACTACAAAAGGCGAAAAACGAGTTACAGCAACGTAACCCATTCTTAGCCCTACGCCAAAGCCTAACAGAACTTCGCGCCGCGATGAAGGCTGATAAGCTATTAGACAGCGACGACCCGTTTGTAGAATCATTAAACAGGAAGAAGTACGAATACGCACAATATACCGAAGCCATCAACAACAGCGACGCGACATTAGCCGGAGCCGCGAAAGAAGCCTATGCCGACCTGTTGGCAGAAGGAAGCAGCTATATAGATATGCTTCGCCGGAAGATAGCAGTACTTGAAGGGCAGAAGGTAACGATAGGCTTAAACGTCGAGGGTCAGGAGCAACTCGACATTCTTAACGCAGCCCTTAACAAAGAAACAGGGGCTACCAAGAGCGTAGGCGCGGCGTTTAAGGAACACTTCGCCGACATTGGCAGTAGCCTAACATTCGTATCGTCATGCTTCGGAAGTGTCGTAAACGGCATAAAGAAGATGGGTATAAGTATGGACGAAGAAACGGAAACCATACTTAACGACATAGGCGGCATGGTGGACGGAGCCTCACAAGTAGCGACAGGCATAGCCACCGCCAACCCTTTAAGCATTATTCAAGGCTCAATAGGCTTTTTGTCGTCGGCTTTTGACCTGTTCAACAGCCGCGACCGAAAGGCTGAGAAGTCTATAAAGAAGCACGAAGATGCCGTTACCCGATTGGGCCGTGCCTATACAGCGTTGGAACACGCCGTAGACAAAGCCCTCGGCGAAACCGTCTACCAAAACCAAAATGCCCTAATAGGAAACCTTCGGCAGCAACAGGCGGAACTGCGCGGCATGATTTCCGACGAGCAGAGCAAGAAAAAAACCGATTGGGGCCGCATTGAGGAATGGCAAGAGCAGATAGCTGAAGCCGACAGGCAGATACAGGACATAATAGCCGATATAACTAAGTCAATAACGCAGACTTCCGGCAAGGAAGCCGCCGGGCAGCTTATGGACGCTATTATAGAATCTTGTGAGGGCGGCCAAGACGCGCTTAAACACCTTAACAAAGTCTACGAGGACGTAGCCAACGACATAATGAAAAAAGCCGTAGCCAACGCCTTAAAACTTAACTTTTTGGAGAAGCCATTGCAGAACGCCGTAAAGCAGCTTCAAAAAGACATGGGGTTTGATGAAGAAGGAAACGGTAGTTTCGACGGACTTACCGAACAGGAACAGGCGCGTTTCAAAGCCGCCGTAGCCGCAGCCGGGCGCAATTTCGCCGCCGCGATGGATATGTATAAAGGCCTGTTCGAGCAGTTAGAGGACAGCGACCCCACGACCCTAAGCGGCGCGATCAAGGGAGCGAGCCAAGAAAGTATAGACCTTCTGGCCGGTCAGACAAACGCCGTAAGGCAAAACCAAATGGTTGCAATAGAGATTTTCCGGCAGCAGCTTATATGCCTAACAAGAATGGATAATAAGTTAGGCATAATAGCCGGGCGACTTCTAAGCATTATGAACCGCGTAGGAGCGGCCGACGACACCGACCTACGCTCACAAGGAATAACCGATTATTAAACGCAGCAATATGGAATTTAACGAGTTGAAGCAGATATTAGCCGGAGAAGCACAGGCGAAAGGCATTTGCAAGGAGTGGCACGAAAAGATACTTTCCGCGCCTTCCAAAGAACACCTCCTAACGTTAGCGGTCAAAGGGTCGGACTTTTGGCTTGGCAACGCTTTCGCTTCCCCGGAAGTCCGGGCGGAATTTGCCGGACTACGCCAGCACTTCGGCATCTATTTGGACGATGACAGAATAGCGGCTAAAAGTCCGCGAAGTCTTATTGCGCTCGACAGAACGGAAGGCTACGCGGAATACGGTAACTTCGACGTGGGACAGATAATAGCCCGGAACGAAGCCCGGATAGATATCACGGTAAACGGCCGCGCCTTCCTCTTGGTGGAAGTGCGCGACCATGCAGAAGTAGACATTACAGCGAGCGGCGACGCACGGATTAGCGTAATCCTTCACGGCGGAAAGTGCAGACACCGGGCGACAGACCGAGCAAACATAAAAATAACCGACAAACGCGACTGATACAATGGCATTAGAACAAAACCTTATATTAAACCTTCCGTTAGACGAAGCGGACGGCTCTACCATAGCCTACGATTTTGCGGCAAACCGCCGCGACGCTACCGTAGAAAATTGCGCTTTCGTCCCCGGCAAACAGGGCAACTGCATACGCTTCGATGGGAAAGGACACGCCAAAATAGGCGCAAACTTCGTACCCCTAAACGGCAATTTTACCGTATTGGCCTGGGTCAAGGTAAACCCATACGCCGATGGAGCGACCGCCCGACGAATAGGGATATTCTGCAATACGGCGCAGTTGGACGGAAGCCGCGCCGTCTGGATAGACATAACGCCGGATAGTTGGGGCTTCTTCACGGTAAGGAAAGCCGGGAACGTGGTAAGCGTCTATCTTGACACCCAAGTAGTAGAACGCGTAACGCTTCCGGCGACGCTAACAGGAATAGCCCTGCTTCAAGATGTCTATTCGACCGAAAACGGCTACGCCGATTTGGACGAAGTGAAAATATACAACGTAGCTATGTCAGACGACGACATAGCGCAGCAACTTAACACCGTGTCGCAACTTGAATACTACCTTAACGGTGTAAACTTCCGCGACTTCGGTATAAGGGTAGAAAGTTCCAACGGCGTATTAGACCAGCCCAAACTGAAACAGCCGGCCGCCATTGATTGGCCCGACTACCACGGCAAAGTGGTGGACTTGACAGCCAAGCGTTACGAGGAACGCGAAATAACGCTTAACTGCTGGCTCAAGGCTTCCGGGAAAATTGACTTTGTGGAACGGGTAAACAGGCTTCACGAACATTTCCAAGCCGACGGCACGGCGCGACTTATGATAAGCATCCACCCGACGAAGCCACTACTTTACGAGGTCTACGCCGCCGACGGAGTGAGCCATAACAAGCGATGGCACGACAATAAAATGATAGGTACTTTCAGTCTTAAACTACGCGAACCCGACCCGGTTAAACGTGTAGTCCGTCACCAACGAATAAACGACGCGAGCCGCGAACTAAGCATAGCTTTCAAGTCCGACAAAATGGTAAATGTCTATTGGGGCGACGGCAGCGTTACCGAAGACGTTTACGGCGACTATACAGGCTCCAAGGCGTTGAAGCATACCTATGCCGACAACGGCGTATATTACGCGGTCATCGCCGGAGTGATTGAAGAAATAACAGATTTCACTACCAACGGCATCGTAGTATGGAACAAATTATAATAAAACACGCCGACGGGAGCGAAACGCCGCTATTCAGCCGTCAGCGCGTCAGTGGAATCAGTAAGGCGACTCAAAAGACCGCCTTACTTTCCGACGACCTGGTAACGCTTTCCGTGTCGTCGGCTGTTCCGCTTCCCCTTACCATAGGCGACCGAATACAGGTTTACGGGCGCACCTATAAGGCAAACCAACTCCCGGAACCAAGCAAAAACGGACAACGCCGCTACGAATACGATGTTAGGTTTGAAGGTATGCAGTATGACCTAATAGACGCGCAGTATAAACTACCCGAAGAAGCCTACGGCGAAACATATTACAGCGACCTATACGGACATTTGCGCATATTGGTATGGAACGCTAACCGCGTTCAGCCCAACAAGTGGAGAATGGGGAGCTGCCCGGCGGAAGGCACTACCGACTACAAGAATATAACCACGTCCGGGCGAAATTGCCTACAAGTGCTTCAAGACCTTTGCAGCCAATGGAACGTAGAATTTGAGATAACGACCAACGGGGGAATCAGTACCGTTAACCTCAAGGAGAAAGCCGGGAAAACCCACGCTTTCACGCTTCGCTACGGACGTGGCAAAGGCCTATATGGTTTGAAACGTACCAACGTCAACAACGCCGGGATAACTACACACCTTTTTGTCTACGGCGGACAAGACAATTTGCCACAGGACTACTGCCATACCCGGTTGTGCCTTCCGGGGAAAACGCGCCTCACTTCCTATTTGGAAGACCCGGCGGCAATAGCCATATACGGAGTTAAGGAAAACGAAAAGAACTACGACATCAAGCCGGAGCGCGTCGGCACAGTTACGGCAATAGGCCCGGACGTTATTACGTTCAAGGACACAACCGCCGGAGATAATGCGATGTTTGACCTTAACGCCAAGAAAGCAGACGGAAGCACGCTTTATCTGATTGGCGACGTGTCGGCAAAGATTAAGTTTGAAACCGGGCAACTGGCCGGCTACGAATTTGACCTACACAGCTACGACCACGCTACAAAGACATTTGTAATAAACCGTTTCACGGACGAAAACGGCAGGGTGTTTCCGTCCGAAACCTCCGGGGCTTTCCAAATTTCCGTAGGCGACAAATATATCATCACGGAAATAAACCTACCACAAAGCTATGTAGATAAAGCACAAAATGAATTAGCCGAAGCCGCTAAAAAGGACTTCCCGGCTATGACACAACCCCAAGTGAGTTATAAACTTAGCCTTTCGGAAGACTTCTTTATAAAGATGTTCGGGCGAGAGGTTGAAACCGAGGTCTTGCACGTCGGCGACTATATACCCATCGAAGACGAAGAAATAGGAGTAAACAAGGCCGTCCGCATTGTTGAGATAAACCGCGACCTATTGAAGCGTCACACCTACGAAATAACCCTTTCCGATACCGTAACGAAGTCTACTACCGTGCGAGTTCTCAACGAGATTGAGAACATTAACGAAGTGATAACCATAAACCGACTTAGCGACCCCACCAAGGCCCGGCGCAAATGGAGAGCCACACAGGAGTTATTAAGCATGGTATTCGACCCGGAAGGCGACTATTACAGCGAGAAAATAAAGCCACTTTCGATTGAAACGCAGATGTTGGCAGTTGGTGCAAAGTCTGCCCAATTCACGCTGCAAAACATTGTATTCCAACCGAACTATAACAAGAATCCCAATACGCTTCTTGTGTCGGGCGGACTTCTATACCATTACGCGATAGAGGACGACGTAAGGGTCTGGGTATTGACTACGGCGACATATACCAACCTAACTCCGTCTAAGGCTTACTTCATATACGCCCGATGTTCACGCACAGCCGGGAACGGTACCATAATACTTTCCGAGGAAGCCCGGAAGGTTGAAGCCGAGGCCGACTGCTATAACTTCCTCGTCGGGGTGCTTAACAGCGTCGTAACCGATGCCGGGGGCAAGAACCCCGGCAGATTGGTAAGCCTTACTTACGGCAGTTCCACGATTAACGGCCGCTTCCTGCGCACCGGGCGAATAGAGAGCAGCGGCGGCGGTAAGTGCTACTTCGATTTGGATAACGACGAGATAGGCGGCGTTATTCGTTTCGTCGGCATAGACGGCAATTATTACAACATTACCGACGTTCAGCAGAAGACCGACGAATTAAAGGACTACGTTAACAATACCCTGCCGGGCATATTGGACGGCATACAGGGGCAACTCGACGGAGTGATAGAACAATGGTTTTACGAAGTGGATCCAAGCCCGACAGGGGAAAAACCGTTAGCCGAAGCCAATACCCCGGCAAAGGAATGGACAGACGCAGATACAGCCGCCGGAAACAACAACGAGAAGGAGAAACACCTCGGCGACCTTTATTATAACACTTCCTCCGGCAAGGTTTGGCGATACGTCAAAGGAAAGGTAAGACCAAGACCGGGCGCGGCATTGTCTACGACCGATTATTACTATTGGCTGG